TAGGGCAAGTGGCTATTCAAATGATACAGCAATTATACACAAATGAAAAGATTTTTAGAGTAGTTAATCCTAACAACTCTTTAACAGAATATATCGTTAATAAAAAGCTTGTTGATGATAAAACTAAAGAAATAGCTGTAATGAACGATATTACTGTAGGGCAGTATGACGTAATTGTAGTTGCAGGGTCTACCTTACCAAGCAATCGTTATGCTGAATTAGAGTTTTACATGGACGCGTACCAGAAAGGAATCGTTGATAGGACTGAAGTTCTTAAGAAAACAGAAGTCTTTGATGTTGAGGGTGTTCTGCAGCGTACAGATGAGATTGCCCAATTGCAACAGCAATTGCAGCAAGCTAGTGAACAGGTTAAAAAGCTTACTGGTGACCTCCAGACGAGGGACCGTGAGGCTGTTAATCTGCGTAAAAAAGTCGAAGTCGAGAAGTTCAAGGGTGATTTGGATAAAACCCAAAATAAAGCCGGTGCTGCGGCCAGTGTCTTTGAAAAAAGACTCGATGACGAACTAAAAGGTATTCGGAACCAAATCAAGGAGTCAGCAAAACCTCCTAAACAAAAATAGATACCTCTATCCGAATAGAGCTCTGAAAATAAGGAAGTAAAAAATGTCAGAAGAAACAGTGCAGCAAGATACTCCTCAAGAAGAGGCTTCGCAAACAGGACCAGCGAATACCCCCCAAGACGCATTTAGCGACAATCAAGAGGACTCTGGAACCCCTTTTTCATTTGAAGATGTAATTTATGGGCCAGACGGTGAACGTAAAGAAGCTCAAGCCCCTCCACGTAGTCCTGAACAGGTTACAAGAGACATTGAGAATCAAGAAGCTGGACAAACACAGCAAGTAGACCAATCGCCAGCCCCTACTCAGCAAGAGTATCAGGCTAAGAATGATGAGAAGCGATTTGAATACTGGCAGTCTCAAGCTTCAAAGATGGAATCTAGACTAAAGGAGCTGGAACAACGTCAGCGACCGTTGCAAACATATGCACAGGAAAACCCTGCTGCATTTCAACAGGTGCAACAGGAACCCCGTTATACTTCTCAGGGACCTACGCAGCCTGCGCAACAGGAATCGGACGATTTTCCACCACCTCCTGAAAGACCGGACAAACCCAGAAATTTCAACAGGGAAGCGGCTTACACTGATTCAACCAGTGAATCTGCAGCATACCTTGATGATTTAGAAGAATGGCGGGATAACATGGATGAATATAGTGGTCTTAAGCAGGAGTATGAAAGTGCTCGTGTTGAAGAGTATATTCAAGCCCAACAGGTTGAAAAGAATAAGCTGGTCAAGCAACAACAGGCTTATGCTCATCAACAGAAACAAATTGGGGAAATTCATGAATATGTGCAAGCAAACTATGGTTTAACCTCGGCAGATGCACAGCAATTTATTGCTGAGTACTCTGACCCTAAATCTGTGACTATGGATAATTTAGTTCAGCTTTATAGGATGAATCATGGAGGGCAGGTTGTTCAACAGCCAATTGCATCTAATGCACCCATTAATATGGATGCACAACCATCCTCGACCTTTCAACAGACTCAACGTGCGCAACAGGTTCCACAGCCCATGGGAGTGCAATCCGGTATCGGAAACAGCAATCCTAATGATGGGAAACCGGCTGGTCAGGGTTTTATGGAGTCGCGTATAGGGAAACATAATAAAAACGACGCTTTTTAAATAAAGCGGAAAGGGGAAACAATGTCAACGTATTATGATAGTGGAAAACTGTCGACGCTGACACCGGGCCATACAAAAGACGCAGGGACAAATGTCACTGAGTGGGGTGGATGGAACGGAGTAAGTGTTGATAATATCCGAAGAACGTTTAACATTGGTGATTATGTAGCTCAATTGGCTCCCGAACAATCCTTGTTTTTTGCTTACTTATCAAGAGTGGCTAAAAAGCCTTTGGATGAAACTGTTTGGAAACCTTTAGAATACCGTCCCCAATGGCAAAGACGTAATTTCCAGATTCAGTTTGCTGATTCAGTCGAAATTGATGTGACTGAAGGTGCAGCAGATGCTGATGGAATGCTCGGATTCTCGCAAACCGCTGCTTTAACTGTGATGACTAATTATGATAACACAGGTAAAACAACCAGTTTGTATAATAATAAACCAGTATTCCTTATTAATGGTCAAATTGTAAGGGTTCCATTTGTAGATGTCTCTGTTGGGGCAGTCACTAAAGCCTATTGGGCCGCGTGTACTGTATCTGATGTAGCAGCTGATGGAAGTACCTGCAAACTTGTATCTGTAGGGAATGTATTACCAGAAAACAATGATGCACCAACTCCAATTGCAGCTGATTATAAGATTGTCACTGCTGCAGCTAGTGCAAATAGTAGTTATAGTACTAGTACTACTGGCGCTCCTATTGCAGGATTGAATGCAGATTGTCAGGTTATTGGTAGTGCTTTTGCTGAAGCAAGTACAGCACCCGATGGATGGGTAGACAAAATCAGTGATGCAGAATTTTATATGCAAATATTTAAGACTGCAGTACCGCTAATGTCTGGCTCAGCCATGGCTACACGTTATCGTGGGTTTGCTGACGAATATGCTCGTGTTTATGGACAGCATGTTATGTCGCATAAAATGGATATTGAAAATGCCATGTTGTTTGGCAATGGACAGTATACAGACCAAGATAGTCGTCATAGCTGGGGTATTGTTCCTTTTATCGAACTTATGGGTGGTAAGAGTTTTTCAATGGAATACGATGTATCAGGCTATGATTCAATGGTCGACATCATGCAGGAATTCTTCGCACCTGAGATTGGTAACAGTGGACAGAAACTTTGCTTGACTTCACGTAAAGTTATCGCATGGTTATCCAAGCTGGGTAATGCAAGTAGCGGTTCTTTCATTTACAATTCACTAGGTAGAGGTATGGGTCCTGATAGTAACACGAACTCAAACCCTTATAGTGTATCTGTGGATGTTAAAAGTTCCAAGTTTGCACCGGTTCCAATCACAGCTGTTACAACAGCATTTGGTACATTCAACTTCGTAGCGCATCCACTTTTCCGCGGTCACGCTGAAAATCTTTGTGCAGTTGTTGACTTAGCTAATGTTGCTTATCGGCCATTGGTTGGTAATGGATTGAATAGAGATACGTATGTGGAAACAAATATTCAGGACAACTCTGTTGATGGTCGTAAAGACCAGATAATCACAGAATGTGGTCTTGAAATAATGCTTCCAGAAACGCATGCTCTGATTAAGTTCAGCTAGGAGTGAAATATCGAGGGGGCTTCGGCCCCCTTGATTGGAGATATTATGGCTAATGTAAAAGTAACAGTTAGAGGGGAACATCCTCGGTCTTATGAGCTACTAGGTGCGCCTTATCGTTCTAGAGATTATACAGTACATGTCCTTACAATAGGAGGTGTTGAAGAGATAGAACCCAAGACTGGTAATTGGCTCTCCAAGGTGAAATGTGTTGGCACAGTAGCTGATTGGGTAAAATTAGATATATTTGATATACAAGGAGAGCTCCTAGTATCAGGACTAGTTTTAGATGAAGCAGATGAATTAACAGGGCCTTTCGGCAAGGTTAAATTATCGAATATACAATTAATTAATGGTATAGGACAAACCACAACCGAGCCTCTTAGGGCTATAGTATGGGAGTATGAACATGAGTAATAGTAATGAAAGAGAACGATATAATATAGACCTTAGTATGTCAAATGAAACTGGCGATAGTAGGTCTGCAGGTAGTAGAGTACATGGTCGTAAAGAAGGTGAAGTGCAAACATTAATAAAAGGAATTCATGCCACTCCTGCTGGGCCAGTCGCAGACTCGGACGCAGTAGATGCTATTGGGATGCGCAGTAATATTCCCCAGATAGAGCATACCTTGCAAAGCTACGCAGGAAAACATAGGGGACAGGATACAGCCTTAAATGAGCCTGCAACTGTACAAGCACCCTCGCCTTCTGTACCGGCAGCTCCACCGGTGGTTCCAGTTAAAACTAGTCCCTTCGGTGGTGGAAAGGAATCTAAGGGACCAGAGTTCCCAGACCCTACACCTGCTGCTAATGGTGATAGAAAGGCTACCAATGGAAAAGGTACTATTGCTGCTCCTGTACCACCACCAGTATACTCTTCGGATGAGCAAGATTTTTATTCAGAGGCTAAAGAGAGAGTTACAGCTGCACATCATGCGTGGGAAAAGATGGACGACCCTAACGCCCCTAGATAATGGCTTACTCACTCTATACGAGAGTTGCTGATTTAATAGGTGATACTGTATTTTCAGCGTCAGGAGGTTCTATTATCTATCAATTAGATAGTAATGGAGCCGTTGTCAATGATAACAACGGTAATCCTGTTATTCTTTTTGATGCATCAGCTACTAAGTATAGAGTAATGTTAACTAGATTTGCTAAACAGGCAATTCGCGATGTAGTGGATAGGCAATTAACTGTCAATCCTAAGGATATGCATTTGTTTACTCAGAATACCTATATTAAACCTATGGGTAAATGGGGTGATGTAGAAAATCCTTTTACATTTGGTGAACATAATATACCATGGAAAGATAATGACGGCGGATTTGCAGTAGATAATAACTATGTATTGTGGGTTGGCCGTCAATATGGTGGTATTCAAGTACCATGTCATGAAGTATCAGCTGAAAAGGGATTGCGAGTGCAAGACCCAGATAGTATCTATTATACGGGAACTGATTTTAGGAATCCTGTATTCTGGAGGTCAAGTAGTAAATTATACATTAGCCCAGATATATCTATACAAGATGAAGGAAGGGCTAGCTTAGTGAAATTTGACGAGCATTTTGATATGGATAGTGTCAATATTGCTTATTTCCCTGAGCATTTATTATTTTTAGTTGTATTGTATATATGTGCTAGGGCATTAAAGGTATTATTAGGGCAGAA